TTGTCGAAGGGGATCTCCTAGGTGAGAACTAGGTATTTTACATTTAAACTATACGGAGGGGTTGCGACTGGTTAACGGTTCAGCCAGACCGTGTTACAACCAAGACCTATAGGCTTGTTTGTATGATGAAGAGAGCCACGGGTTGTATTCAACTCGCAGTCTCTGTACTGTCTAGGCAGCGGGGAGGGCCAAGGCTGATCCCATACCCTGTCCAAGCACCCTAGGAGCTGCATAATTCCACAAACTCTTAGCGACATTTGCCACGTCCCTAGAAGAAACGTGACTTGCGATGCTTTTAATTCCTTGCTGGAAATAATTAGACCAGCTTGAGTCAGAATCCCTGTCTGACACCATAATTTTGGGATTCTCGGACATCAAGATACTAACAGCCTCTATAGCTCTTGTGTCAGTGGTACCGACTGAGTCGGATGATAAAAAGTTGGTAGCAGTATTTATATATTCTACTATCACGTCAAATTCCCATTTAAGATTGACAGACCCTGTTTGCATAGGATTAGTTAGGCCACACGCTAACACCTGCATCGAACTAGAAACTCTGGAAGCATTTACATCCAGGAACTCAGTTTCTCCCGCATCCAAAGGTCTATAAAGGATCTCGATCTTTTCTGTAGGCATATAGGTTCTAGCTATGCCTGTATTGTTCATATGATTTTCTGTGAAAGTAGTTGTATTCCCACGAGGAGGCATAGGCATCCATGCTCCTACAAAATAACCTCCTGTGAGCTGCCCAGCTAGGGCTGTGACTCTTAGAGAAGCTCCTACGATACGATATTTAGTTAACATATTAGTAGGGAGCTGATCAGACAAATTGGCTCTGATGACATTCGTAACGGATTGACTTCCGCTAAAACTGGAAAACGTAGAGTCATTGAAACTAGCTACATTATTGGTCAGAGACCAGGGGACTACTGTAATACAAGCATCTCCGACGGCGTTGGTAGGAACAGTCCCATCAAAACTAAACTTTCCCACCGAAGACTTAATTGGAAATGTAGATGGGATCTTTGCTGGTTCAGCGAATTCTGGACATAAAACAGCGGTCATATAGGCAGCAGCAGCTTCTGATTGAGGCTTACCCAGACCAGATTTATAAGCGATTCTATTAACCTCACCCCTAAGACCTTTACGAGCGCTAGGTTGGTAAGTTCTAATCTTGGCGACGGCTCCCAAATTTCTAACGCCTCGGGAACGTTTAGCTTTCTTGAGCTTTCTTCCAACTCTTTGTATAACAACGGATTTGAGTCCATTAATAACTTCTCTTTTCATGGTTGATTGTGTAAACAAGATTATTTCTGTGTTTTCTAGCTGTTTACGGAGCTAGCCTATTTATGTATAGCGGCTCGGAATTAATAACCGACATCCACCATAAGCTTATACAATTGGGGATAAAGCAATTGGGTATCCCCTTGGCTGTACTCTAATATCTTGAGATCCCGTGAGTCCGGATGCATTATCACAAATTTAGCGTCAAAGTGATGATGCCCGTCTGTCACTGCTTTGTATTCATTCAGGATGTACTTGGAATTCGCTTCTACATGCCCAAACTTTCGATCTATCATATCTTTATACATGGGCCATGACACATAAGAGGTAAGCAACTGAGCTTTGATCCCGGACAAAAGTTGTTCTTCTGTTAAATTGACACCTATCTTGGCAGAAACATCACCTGTAGCTATTATTCTACGGCATTGTCTAGTGGTAACGGCCTCTTTCTTAGTCACAAAACCATTCTTAGACAAGAAATCTATATGTGTATACCCTACGTCTGAATATTTGGGGAAATATTTAAGCTCCCCACACAACTGCCCATATCCATGTGACACTCCTTCCTCAAAAGCGTAGTATTTCCTCATTGCAGTCCCATAAGCCTCACTTAGAGAAGAATTGATCAACAAAAACGTATCATCTCCTGATTGTTTGGGAAAGAAGTTTTTCCCGGCAATAGCCCCGCAATCTAACCCTATTTTCAACTGGAGGAGTAGTATTCTTAAAGTGTTGAACAATGTCGTTCTCGTAGGATGACCTGAAAATGTAGTCTGTATGAGTTTACCGCTGAATATCTTAAATCGGTTCTTCCCCAACAAACTGAAGCCCTGCAAGTAATTAGGCATATAAAGAGTAACTTGACACTTTGTCGCACTTGCTTTCTTAACGATTTCCCTGGTTTGTCCTACGTTGAATCCTACTTTAGCGCAGATTAGAGGGAAAAATCTACGTATAAACATGTTATCCACACTCTCTATAAAATCGGCATGCTGGTGAGCATCATGATTCGATCCATCCCAACACATTCCTTGTGGGTCTTCTAACTGTGCCGCTTCTTTAGCCAAGGTGTGTTCTAACCTCTCTGAGTTCCACCCTTGAACGAAACTATCCTTGAAAACATCCACTTCCTTAATCGCCCTCATGAAGCACCAAGCTACATACCCTATAACGGCTTTCACTTCATTAGAGGGATTGAAAATATTTCGTGCTTTATAATCTTTTGGATCTATACTATCTTTAAATTGCTTCTCATCTGGTTTCATAACTATTTGCAAGTTCATCGGTATTTTACATCTGGCTATGAACGAGTCATAACCTTTCTGGTAATCCCTGCGCTTCTTGGAGTCTACCTGAGCTAGGTACTCCGCAAACGAAGGGAATTCAGAAATCTTAATAGCTCGCTCTATTTTATTTAATAAATCATAATGAGTATATACATCAGAAAAGTCCACCTTCAAACTCGGTGTAACTTTAGGCAATACATGCCTTTGAAAAAATGCCCAGAGCCCATTATACAAGTCGGGTGCTGGGACACGAGCCGCCTTGTACCGATGGAAATAAGTTCTGTCTAGCGTAACCGACATATTCTGGTTCTTGAGGGGTCAACTTAGGTGGCTTCTTAGCCATATGCCCTATCCATTCACCGAAACTGACAGGAGACCCGTATTTATTTATGTGAAAACTTGGATTCTCTAAGGAAATAGCTTTCCCTATATCATATCTATCTAGTTCAGCTCGTTTAGCGAAAGCCATGGGTACTGAGGGAGTCGCGTTTGTCTTATACTTAGCTATCTGTGTTAAATAGCTCTGTATTTTTAAATTACTAGCTATCTTTATAGGCCCACCTACTTTCTTGGTAATGTTAACCACTACATCATAATCGTTTATTTCGCCTATAGATTGCAAAGCCCGCCCGATCGTGTCTAGCAATGCTTTCTTAGCAGGTTCCAAATCTACATCCGAGTGATTTGTCTTAGTGACGACCGCAGTTTCTACTACTTTAGGTAGCCAGTCTCGAGCTAGCTTCCTGGCCCCGTGTAATAAAGCTGTAACTCCTCCCAACATAACATCCATCAACGGGTGAGATTGCTTCAATTTTCCTGCTATATTGGTTATCTCCTTTGCAGCTGTCTCTCTATAATGATAAACCCACAACCCTATGGCTGCACAAAGTAGGCCTCTAGTGAATCCTTGATAATATGATTTTGTCTTGGTCTTAAGTTCGCCCCCGAATCGGCCTCCCACTAGCTTTCTCTTTACATACCAACCTCCCGTCACTATAATAGCTGCATTTCTCCATGCTTCATACCCTCCTGTGTGGTTCATAACATAACTAACTGCAGCTCTCCCATATCTATAGACTGCTAAAACCCCTTTGGCTACATACAAACCTGCCTTTCGGACAACCTTATCCGTAAACGGCTCTTCGTCATCCTCTAACCGTTTCTGTTGTTCTAAATTGTTTATATAGACTTCCATAAATAAGCCAACTTGTTGAGACGTGATCCCTTTGGCTTGATTGTTCATAACCGACCTATATCCGTTGCTTAATAACAGAGCTTGGGATAAATTCTGTTTAGCAGCATCGTTAGCACTTTTCATATTCAGGTAATCTGTGATAGCAGCTACATGAGTAGGGTCTCTGGTTGTAGGCAGCTTTATGTCTGAATATAAGCCAAGGAAATCTAAGTCCCAAACATCTCGCCACGAACGACGAGGAATAATGGAATTGATAGTAGACTTGTCAACCACTTGATTCAGACAATTAGAAAAATCCGGCAACACAGCTTCTAATCTACACAGAGTTAATCGGATATCATCAGCCAGAACCTCTCTGGCTATCGATGTATATTTGATTCCTTTGTGGAACTGCACGTCAAATTCAAATTTCAACGGTAATTTCTTCAGGATATGAGATCTGCACTTTCCAAGATCGTTGGGATGATGGAAGTAGTCTACGTCTGCCGTAGCGTAATATTCGATGCCCATGGAAGGTTCATCAAAAGACAATACACCTTGGCTATACCTATTTATCTCAAAAATAATAGCATAACATTTCTTGGTGTTTGCAACGGGTATATTGAATTTGTCACTGTGTAAACTGAGAGGAGCTAACACATAATCCGTCATCATTGTACTTGGAATTTCTTTATATATTTCTCTATATTTCTTGTTCATCATCCAAGTCTCTCCTGGAGCATAACTCTTACTCTTGGGGATCATGTAATGAGTTTCACCATAAAAACCTCCTGCTATTGTCCACTCCTCATCCTCTAGATTTGAGAGTAACTTAAGTAACTTGGCAATAAAGAACGGTTCAGGAACATCAAAATGCCTCTCATTTTCTATCAATTCTTCGTAAAATTTAGGATTCATAGCTCTAAGCTCATGTCTCACCTTATCTCCACTCTTTTGAGCAAATGGTAGAAAAGGATATATAATGTTGTTTTCTAAATCCACATAACATTGTTTTCTCACATCGGGTATGTCTACTATTTTCTCAAACTCCGGAATTTTGGTCAGACTCTTCTTTGTATCTAAAGAATTCTTGGAGGGAGGGGTATATAGATCCGCCTTTTTACTGATGCTGGGTCGTCTGGATTGACCGGTCATATATAAAACGGTCTCAGGTACGTATATCCAATGATTTCCTTCTTTTTCCATATTAAATATATCGCCTTCACTAGAGACGCATAGGAAATTGTACATAGGTTTGCTCCCTTTTTGGGCAGAGCCCATCATAGCAGTATCATACTCTAGGTTCTTGGGACTACGAGAAGAAATTACGAAGTTTACATTCTTTCTCATCAGATACCAAGCTAATTCTACATCTTTAACAAAATGATCATGCTCTCCGCTAAATCTACGTGTGAGAGAAACAAAATCTTCGAACTCTGATGAATTCTTTGAAATGATGCCACTGGCTACCAACGCGTCTTTTGCACACCAATATAATGGCTCTTTAGATTTAGACGTTACAAAATTAAGATTGATTGTTGCTACGTATATAGCGTGAATCATAGAATCGGGGTTTTGATCATCATAAAAATACAGCCCAGGAACACCGTTTTTATAATCCTCATTCGTCAAAACCTGGATTCCATGATCATTAGCGAACTCTACAGCCTCTTTCAATTCCATTCCATGGGTTTTATTCTTCGGGAACTGGAGAGCCCCGGCTATGAGAGACTGCAATACTGCGCATTCCACATTATCCTCACTAGATAACAATTCTATCACTGAGCTACCTACTTCAGGGTGTTCGAAATCACAGGTTACGGCTTTCTGGATAGCTATAGCTATAGGTACACACATATTAGCGTTGCTAGGAGGGACATATATGTATCTCTTTTTCTCTTCATTAGTAATGGGGTCTAGGAATATTTTTTCATTTACTAAAATGCCGTTTGGCCTGCATAAAATATCGTCCTCCTCCGTAACCAGAGGTGTAGTAGATTGTCTGGTGGGACTAGTACCCTTTAAATAAGCATAAGAAAACCCAAACTGCAGGGGTCTGTTTCCCCAAGACCCTACACAATAGTCTTCATTAGCATGAGACTTTCTGGGGTTTCTAACAAGCAAAGGACAATAATACATATGGCCCTCATAAGCTACGACCATAGTGCTCAGACTCCGGAGGTTGGATATCACCGGGATTTTATATCTAGACATTCTGAGATTTTGGCAATGAATATCGGCTTGAGACAACGCCTTCCATTCGGGATAACAATCTGTCCAAGACTGCATTTCTTTTACAGGATCTGGGAAGATCCGACCGAACTTAAGATATAACTCCGCCTGTACCAAACAGTATCCATCACTAGGGAAAGGCAAATACCGGAACTTAGGATCCGTTCTGAGTTTATATATCTTCTTACTTCTAATGGATATTCCTAGGGAAATATCATCCGCCTCTAGCTCCCAAAAAGGGAACTTGGGCTTGAGGAACCCTTTATTGAACAAGTTCATGTCGCGAGGAGAGCTAGCGCTCTCATAAGTGGCATCAGTTTGTATAAGGTTGTTGTTGTATTCCATATTTGAATAGAGTCTAGTTTCTACTTGCAGAGCGTTCGATTTCGACCAAAGTATTTATTAGAAGAATTTAGTTCAGTCTTGACCATATATGAGACCGTAGCCTCACGTCGCACCAACATTGCTTCTGTCACTTGAAACCGAAACGTGATATTTCAGACTAGCTACCAGCAAAATACTGGTTGAATAGCACACCCGCCGTCTCGTGATCAGAAGGAGAGGTTGGAATATGGGGGAGTCGACCAGGCTCCAAATACGACTTAGCTCCAAACTAGGAAAACCTAGGATAAGGGCGAGCCACG